GTCAAACAATTGCTAAGGTAGCTAGAACTCGAGCATTTGAGAAACAACTTCGTCCAGCTTTAATTAACATGGAAGACAGCTGTTCAATATACTTTGAGGAGGTTTAAGATGGCTGATATCTATTACAGATATTTCGTGTTCTCCAGAACTCAAATGGAAGCACTTAAAGAACGCTATAATAAACTCGGTAAAGATATTGAATTCGGTAAAGTAGTAGTTGGCGGTGTCAAGAAAGAATACACTGATATTCTTCTTGACATGAGTCAAGCTAAATACTCCGATTCAATTAAAGTTGCTGAGGGCGATATTCGCCGTATTATTTATACTAAAACTAAATAGGAGGATTCTATGCGAGTAGGACAAGCAAATACTGACATTCATAATTTTGGACATTATCTAGTTAAACTTCTTGATACAAATTCTTTGTATTGGGATAAACTAGAAAGTATCTCTCCAGATTATGATCTTCTAAATGATCATAATGAAAGCTATTTCATTAATACTGATGAACTTCTTGCAGCTAAAGAAGGTTTCATCATTAGCTCTCATGCATATGGTCGTAAACTAAATATTCGTGGTAAGAATATTGTGTTAGTATACAATGAAGATATTGAACCAGATCATCTTACTGATAATCCATTCAGTGTAGCAGTAAACCGTGAATCTGATTCCATGCATACTTTATTGATTAACTTCAATGCATTCGTTAAGTTGATCGCTAATAAAGACTACAATGGTATTTACTCTTTCTTCGCTACATTCTTTAAATGGTTATGTGGCGCAGAATCTACACAATCTCATTTATATGCAGTTCTTACATACATCGATGTAGTTTATCATAACTTAAACTTAGAGAAAGTTAAAACTTTCATCGATTTCAATCTTGCTAAATCCACTGATATCTTAAGTCAAGTAGTTATGAGCAAATTCAACGTTCCAAACGTACATGGATTCACTGCTCGTGTATTGGCTATTATGGGAGTAGACAATAATAATATCTTTGCAGAATTATTCTACTATCCACGATATACTAATGATCTCATTAAGGCTGGTATTGAACCAGAATTCAGTCTTAAAGGCTTCCTAGCTACTATTGAAGAAGCATTTGAGCATCAACATGATGAAAATATCGAATTACGTGATGCTTTCATCGATGCTAACTACTTCAATAATGCAACCATGGAAGTTGATGCTGAAAGTAAATATGAAAAGATCGTGTTCACTCAATTACTTAAGTTTGAACCACGTCTAGAACAACAAATCGATTTACTATTCGGTATGCCTAAAGAACTTTTGGAAACTACTATGGATATCATCTACAAAACTATTGGTGACTGTATTGAAAAATATGGCATCAAAGAAGTAGATCCAGAAGAAGAAAAAGAACGTAAACTTCAATTAGAATCTGATATTGAAGCACAAATCAAGAAAGCTATTGAAGGAATGGATAAGAAATAATATATTACCCTCTAGGATTATGTATCCTAGAGGGTTTTATTTTTTAAGGTGGTGAGACATATGAAAGAAGCAGTTATCGATAACTGTACTTGCCCTAAGTGTTATTCAAAGAACTTTGATCTATACACAGCTAATAGTAAACCAGTTAGCTATGCTAATATTATACTAGCATTTAGTAAAGATCCTAAACAGGTACTAGATAATTTGAATAGATATCAACTATATAAATTCAAATGTAATGATTGTGGTAAGTCTTTCTCTATTGATTGGAGATGGGGATTACCATACCCTACAATGGAGAAGATAGACGTATAGCCTCGAACAAAGCAATAATAAATGAAAGGAGAATTTACTTATGATTTCAAAGAATAATCTACTATATGTCATAGGTGCTATTATTTATATTGCTTGTTTCGGTTACATTGTACATGATATGCTTCAAGCTCCTGAAGGTCGTGTATTAATCTTTATTTATACCACTTCAGTGATTTTGACTGCATTAATTATTGTAATTGGTTATAAGATATCTAAGGCACTCTTACACATACTTGAAAAGTATATGGGAGAGTGATAAGATATGATTGAAATAACTATAGCTATTCTTATCGCAGCAGGCATGCTGACTGTTATTTCTAACATTAGCTTCATTGTTAATGTCGGATTAATTATGTTAACAGTGTTATGCGTCTTATCTAATGACAATAACAAAAAAAGGTAAATTTATGATGGCTTTTGATCTTTTATTGGCATTAGTTATCGTAGGTAGTATTGTCTACAAAGTTATGAGTGGACAAGAGCTTACTCACGATTATATAATGTCTATAATGTCAGTAGTCTTACTATTTATTATCTATAAATCTATAAAAGTAAAATAGTAATCTACACTAAACAAGTTAATACTTTATGTATAATTTGTTATGGAGAGGGATGTTATACGTAATGAATGTAACTTTAGCGATAACGGCATTGTTTATCATCATTATTATATCTTTACTGTGGATGGTAGCTAGAGTCTTATATAAAGATCATCTATCTGATTCTCCACTCTATATAATAACTGATAAACGCAGTATGATTATTGACGAAACAGATAACTATCTTAAGTTAATCCATAACGAGAGATCAATATTTCTGGTAGAACTCAATGGTGAATTCTTTGTTAATGTAACTGGAAGATCATATGATCAAGTAAAGATTGGTGATCAAGTTATATTAGCATCTGGTCCCACTACTCGGGACTTCATTATTAAAAAATTGTAGGTAAATTGTAATGAAACTATTATCAATCCGACTTGAAAACTACATAGGTATTTACAATGGTCGTGGTGATAATATCTTAGAGGTAGACTTATCACAGTCTACCTCTAATATCGTCATCATTCGTGGCTCCAATGGTTCTGGTAAGTCCACTTTATTAAAAGCTTTATCTCCACTTCAAGATGATAATAATGCTATCATCCCTGGATTGGAGGGTAAGAAAACTTTAAGATATCTTTACAATAATGAAGTATATGAAATATTATACATTCATCCAGTAAAGACTGATGGCTCTAGAGGTCAAGTTAAGATGCAAGTATATAAAGGAATGAACCGTGTTGAGTTGAATCCTACTTGGAACGTGACTTCTGGTAAAGACATCATATTCGATTTATTTAATCTAGATGCTAACTTCCTTACACTATCTCAGCTATCATCTGAAGATAGAGGGTTAGCAGATAAGAAACCTGCAGAACGTAAGAAGTTCGTTAATAGTATTATTAATGGTATTGAAGTATACAACAACATGTATAAAGTCATTACCAAGAAGTATTCTACGTTTAAGAATCTCATTAGTACAATCTCTTCTAAGATCAATCAAATTGGTAATATAGAAGAATTGAATTCTAGATATAATAATATCACTAGACAAGTTGAAGATGTATCTAGAGAACGAGATAGAGCAGTTATTGAAGCATCTAAGATTGATGCAGAGATTGGTATCTTAACTAGAGATAATAATCTTGAAGAATTCTATAAGATTAACGAAGAGATACGAGAGAATCTAGATTATATTAGAGCATCTAAATCCCAAGTTATTAATCTTTCTAAAGGAGAATTATCTAGTGAAGATCTAAATGAACTAAAAGATATTATTGATAGAAGTCTACGTACTTTTGATAAAGATATATCTAAATGGAAATCTGAAGAAGCTGTAGCTAATGCTAAGATTGAAAATATATCTAAAGAAAAAGAAGATACGTTTAAGTCTTTACAAACTAAGATTACTAAACGTGGTACTTTATTAGATGGAGGATTCAGTGATTCTGATCTATCTCTATATAAAGATACTAAAGCTAAGATAGCTGAACTTGAAAATGATATCAACAGTTTAAATTCTTCTATTAAGAATCTTTCTGAGGCAGAGGCATTAGTTAATGCTATGGAAATGATTGTCCCAGTGTTAGATAGTCTTTATAATGGTTTAGATGCTACCACTAAGAAAGAAAAATATGATTTCGTTAAGACTACACTAGATAATGATGGTAAGTATGTAGATCAAACTATTGAATTGACTCGTACTTATAATGAAGCATCTAGAACTGTAACGGAGTTAGAATCTGAAATATTAGCTTATGAGATTCTATTCGATAAAGCTAAGTCTTTAGCATTAAGACCTAAAGATTGTAAGATAGATGATTGCTCTTTTGTTAAAGAAGCAATCGAAGCATCATCTAAGCATCCAGAGAAACGCATCAATGATATCAATAAAGAAATTGATGAGTCTAATAAACTTTTAAAATCTCTAGAGAAAGATATTGAGTCTTATAAAGAACTATATGACTTCAATAAGAGATTTACTAATCTTCATGGTATGGTATTATCTTTCAGAAAGCTATTAGAAAAGAGTCCTGTTGATTATATCATCGACCCATATCAACTATTAGCTTCTTTAGACCGTATGGAAAAATTAATGATTGATTTCAATCAGATTCGTGGTATCTTTAATATTATTACTACTAAATCTAACTATGAGGAAATCATTGAATCATTAAAAGAACCAGCGGCGAAGTATGAAGCAAACAAGGCTCTAATCGATGAATTAGACTCTGACATCGCTTCATTGAAAGATAAACTGTCAACTATAAGTTTACAGTTGACTACTGAGAATGAATCTATTAGTGAAATTACTAATAATATCTCTATTACTGAGTTTAGAGTGGAAGTCTATACTAAATGTAAGTCTTTAGTAGATGAGTGTATTGGACTTGAAGAGAGAAACAATGAGCTTCAATCTCAAATTAATTCTTTATCAGATATTGCCTTTAAGGTTAAAGATCTTGAGACTAGAATGGATGAAGCTAAATCTAGAGCCGATAGGTTAAATAATGACTTAAATGCTATTCTTAGTGAAAGAGATAAGATAGCATCGAATAAAACGTTGTTAGAAGACTATATCAGGGACCTAGACCTGTATAATAAAAATTTCTCAATTCTCGAAACTATACGTTACTATTTAAGCCCAACTACGGGTATTCAGACAGTGTTTATGAGAACTTATATGGGAAATATTATTTTGAAGGCTAATGAATTATTAAGTTTGATATTCAATGGTCAATTCATTATACAACCATTCGTAATCAATGAAGCTGAATTTAGAATACCTTGTTTAGGTAATGGTTTAGTCAATGATGATATCTCATCTATGAGTACAAGTCAAATCTGTATGATTAGTATGATCTTATCATTTGCTATTCTATCTAACTCATCTACTGATTATAATATCTTGAAACTAGATGAAATTGATGGTGGTCTTGATACAGAGAACCGTATTCAATTCATTGGTTTATTAAAACAGCTTATCTTCATGGTAGGATGTGAGCAATGTTTCCTTATTAGTCATAATATGGAATATGATGCTGATACTACTGTGATTGATATGGCTGCACGTCCAGTATTAGTTAGATAGGTAATAATATGAATAATAGACTTACATTTAAAGACGGTATGATTTTAGGATTGCCAGAGGATAAAACTGTAAATCTTATAGTATTATTCTCTGGTGGATTTGATTCTACTATACTTCTTAAATCTGCATTTGAAATGGCTAATTGCGATGATAATGGAATTATTACCGTCTATGCTCTAAATGTACAAAGTGATCTTTTATGTAAAGATAAAATCAAATTAGAGAAGAAATACGTTAGACGATTTATAAACTATCTACATGAAAAGAAACGTGATTTTAGAAAAATTAAATTAATAGAATTCAAACAAAGTTTATTTGATGTAGAATCTGCTAACTATGTAGAAAATGCATATGATATGATTTTCATAAATGCAATAAACAGTGTTGTTCCATTTATTGGAGGGGCTGATATCAATATAGTTTTAGGTGGAGCTCTTGATTCTGATTCTAGAGGATGTCATTTACCTTATTTTAAAGAAGCAGTGGAGAATTTTGTTAAACCATTCAATCGTATTGAAACATGGATGGAATTCCCATTACTCCGTTTAAAAAAGGCAGACATTCTAGCATATACTATACGTAATAAGTTATATAAATATTGTACTTGCTGTGAGAATCCGAAAAGCAATACTATTTGTAATAGCTGTAAAGACCATGCACTTGGGTTATTTGATTTACTTTTCGAATATAGATTAGGTAATATTGATCTAACTGAAGAAGATGTAAAATTTGCAGAGTCAGAATTAACAAGAATTTTAGATGGAATGGATGATTAAATAGGGAGGTCCTATAATGTATGATTTTGCAAGTGCATATATAGTCGCTCAAACTTTATCAATTATTGCTTCTGCTGCAGCTATTGGTTTAGTGATAACTATGTTTATCAGTGACTAATAAAAGAAAGACTAGTCTCTAGTAGACTAGTCCATTTCTTTTTTGTAATACTCCTGAATTATAGCTGTATATTATTAAGGTGATATGATATAGTTATTAGTTTATATAAAAGGAGGAAACATATCATGTTAGGACACATTAAAATTTTATTGGTTGGGTTGATTGCTTTAGCTTTTACTTATTTCATTGACCAAAGTAATCAAGATTCTCTTGGTATTATCATTCTTTTAGCACCATTATATTCAATCGGTGCTATTGTTACATTGATTGGTCTTGCTGGAATTGCAGACCAATTCATTAACCCAATGCCAAAACGTAAAAGAGCTAGACGATAAGCGTCTAGCTCTATTTATTTTTTGACATTCTATTAATATTATTTTTATTCCCAAGGAGGAACCAAAATGAAAACTGAATTATTTGTTATTATCGCAAGTGTAGTTGCTATCGGTCTCAATGTAATTTCAATGGGTCCATCTGTTGCTAATATCTTAGATGGATACAATCTAAAGATGTCTTATGCATTAGTATGCACAAACATCTCTCTTATTATTATTGCCATTATCTTATCTTACGTAGCAGTAAGTTTAAAAAACAACAAATAGACGACATCTTAATAGGAGGAATATATGTTTAGAAAGAAGACTCAATTATATCTAATTCATATAATCTTATTAAATGTCTGTATATTAGCTGCAAGTTATATGCGTAAATTTTCTATGTTACTGATGTGGATATTGTTTATACTTGCAGCTATTTCACTAGCATGGTTATTATATAACTCTGTTGATAGAAGGTGAAGTTGTTGATTAAGTTGTTTTCATTTATAGGAATCTTAATTTGTCCATGGATGATTTTGATTCCTCTATTTTTACTAGAGTGGATTACCGGGTCTCATATGAGGGATACACCTTATGTGATTGGGATACTGATAATCTATGACTTTGGTATGGGATTCTTATTGACATACCGGTATATTATGGATAAGATTGGAGGGAAATAATGATATCGAGTGATAAGTTAACTAAGTATGATTACTATTATCTCAGTGTCGCAAATCAGATATTGAGTAATGGTGATATGCGAGATAACCGTACAGGTATTCGAGCTATTTCATTACCACATGTCTGTATGACATTTGATTTAAGTGATGCATTTCCAATTCTAGCTTCTAAGTTTGTAGGATTCAAAACTGCAGTAAAAGAGCTATTATGGATTTGGCAAATGCAATCTAACGATGTCCGTAAACTTCAAGATATGGGAGTACATATCTGGGATGAATGGATGCGTGAAGATGGAACTATCGGTAAAGCTTATGGATATCAATTAGCTAAGTATAAGCAAGTTGATAATCTTATTAAGACTATCAAAGAAGATCCAACCAATAGACGCATGGTTGTAACTCTCTGGAATATCGATGATTTACCAGATATGGCATTACAACCGTGTGCGTTCCAAACACTTTGGAATATTAATCATGGTAAACTAAATTGCATGCTTACTATTCGTAGCAATGATTGGTTCTTAGGTCAACCATTCAACGTTACTCAGTATGCAGTCTTAGTACATATGATTGCTCAAGTTACTGGATATAAACCTGGACAGTTGACTGTGTGTATTAATGATGCTCATATCTATGAGAATCATATACCTCAAATGCAGCAACAGCTAGGTTTAGTTGATTTAAATGATCTTACAGATATTATTAAGACTAATAGAGAATGTAAGCCACAACTAATTCTAAATCCAGAAGTCAAAGACTTCTATGATTTTAAAATTGAAGACTTTACTTTGGACGGATATACTCCAGGTCCAAAGATTAAAGCAGAAGTCGCAGTTTAATAAAGAAAGATTAGGGAAGAACGATGCTAACTCTCATAGCAACTTACGATAATTCAAGACACTTAGTTAATTCATTGGGAGAGAAGATTTTAACGGTGCCTAAATTCGATGTAGAAATGCGTAATATAACACTAGGTTGTACTGTAATCATGGGAAGAGAGACCTTTGAGAAACAAACTAGCTTACTAAATCATCGCAATTATATAGTTTTGAGTACAAACAAAGATTATCATATCAGCAATCCAAAAGTAAAAGTAATGCATTCTCCAGAAGAGATCATTCAATACTTAGAAGATACTGATGTAAAGCATGCATATGTAGTAGGCGGAGCTAAGACATTTAGTTCCTTTACTAAATATGCAACTCGTTTTATATGCTGTCATATCCATAGCAATATGCAAGGACATGAGAAATTCCCACTTCTTAGAAAGAAAGACTTCAATGTAGAAGTGACTGCTTCTAAGCAATACTATGATATTAATGGAACTAAACGGTCATATACGTGGCATAAAGAAACTTTCTTCAGACGTGATGAAAGTAAGATACTTGATATGCGTCGTTCTAAGGTTCCATTGGTTCTAAGTTTAGATAATCAAAATAAAAAATAGTCATATATTATTGATGTGAATTAATGGTTATAACATTGCCTATTCATTGTGAAAACGAATAGGCAGTGGTTTATAATATAGTGTATTTTAATTTTATTTAGGAGGTTCATTATGAACAACACAAAAGGTAAGGCAATTTTAACAACGTTAGTATTGAGTGCAATGGCAGCATCTGGGTTTGCAGCTGGGGTTAACAACACAGTTGATCCAAATGCAACAGGATACGGTGCTGAATCCTATGGCAAAGATAATGCCATTACTGCAACAGGCACATCTGCATTTGCTGTTGGTTTTGAAAATACTGTAAGTGGCGCTAACTCTCTTGTATACGGTCATAACAATAAAGCGACCGGTGCAAACAGCTTCGCTGGTGGCGAAAATTCCGAGGCGAAAGGCTATGCTAGCCTAGCTATTGGTTCATCTTCTCAGGCGCTAAAAGATTACACCTTTGCAATTGGGTCTCAAGCCCGTGCAGCTGCAGATAATACTGTAGCTATCGGCAACGGTGCTTATGCTAATAAAGATAATGCATTGGCTCTTGGTGCTGTTACTTCAGTAGATGGTAAAGATTCTATTGCACTTGGTTCTCATGTTCGATCCAATTCCGATAACAACGTAGCTATCGGTACTGCAGTTACTACTAATAGTAATGATAGTGTAGCTATCGGTACTGCAGTTACTACTAATAGTAATAATAGTGTAGGTATCGGTAACCACGTTACTAATAACCTTGGTAACAGCATCGGTATCGGCAATGGGGTTGCTACCGACTTCAATACTATTGGTATCGGCAATGGTGTTGAAACCAAAGTTCAAGACACTATTGCCATTGGCAACGGTGTAATTTCTGATGGCGAATCTTCAGTAGCTATCGGTAATGCTATCCATGCAGAAGGCGTCAAAACTGTAAACATTGGTACAAATGTAAATGCAAAAGGCGTGTCTTCTATTGTTATTGGTCGTGATACAACTGTAAATGGCGATGATACTACAGTAGTAGGTGCAAATAATGGTTTTGTTAATGCTGATCAATCCGTTGTAGTTGGTTATAACAACTTAGTTCAAAGCGCCGATAAAGAACAATTGATCTTTGGTGCAAATTCCACAACTAAAGAGCAAGGAGCAACAGTTGTAGGATCCCATGCTCAAGCTACAGCTGTTGATGCATTTGCTATTGGTAATAATACTATCGCCGATTTACAAAATGGCGTAGCTCTTGGTTCTAACTCTGTAACTGAATTACAAGTTGGTACAACTAATATCAAAGATAACACAACAGATATTCGCTTCAGCAATTCTACATATGCTGGTAGCAATCCTGACTCTGTTGTAAGCTTTGGTACACACGGTCGTGCTGGCGCTGGTGGTGTAACAGAATACACTCGTCAATTGCAAAACTTAGCAGCTGGTCGAGTATCTGCTACATCCACTGATGGTATTAATGGCTCCCAATTGTACGATGTAGCATTGGAAGCTCAAAAATACAATACTCTTGTAGATGGTACAAATACAACAGTTATATCTCAAGATAATGCGTTTGGACGCAAAGAGTATAAAGTAAACGTTAACCGTGATTTAACTAATATGAACTCTGTTCAATTCAATACAGTTAATGACCCACAACGTAACTTTGTAACTAAAGATGGTATGCATGTATTCAATGGCGATGTGAATACTAACTATGGTCCTAATGGTATTAAACTTGAAAACACTGATAATCTTGATACAGCAGAATATAATATGGATGGCATCAATATCAATTCTAATGGTAAAAACGTTAAATTTGGTACTGATGGTATCAGCGCTGGCGATCAAATCATTAACAATGTAAAAGCTGGTGTAGCAGATACTGATGCTGTTAACGTAGCTCAATTAAATGGTCTTCGTAAAGATGTAGAAGATTTAGCCGATGCTCAAAACCAAGTTAACACTGCAGTTGAAAGTACTTTAGCTAACCATAAAACTGCAATCAATAATGCAATGGCTGAAGCTAAAAAACATACTACAGTTGTAGCTGGTGATAATGTAGCTGTATCTGAAGGTACAAATGCAGCTGGCGGTAAAGAATATACTGTATCTGTTAAGAAAGATCTTACAGATATGAATTCTGTAGCATTTGGTAAAGATACTGATCCTAAACATGCAGTAGCAACTAAAGATGGTTTGATTGCGTTCGATGGTGATGTTGATACTAAACACGATGCTAATGGTGTTACAATTGAAAACCGCAATACATTGGATACAGCATCCTATGGTATTGACGGCATGACAGCTTCTGGAGCTAATGGTACAGTTTCCTTCACAACTACAAATGTAGATGTAGCTGGTAACCAAATCCATAACGTAGCTACTGGTACAGCTGGTACTGATGCAGTTAACGTTGATCAATTGAATTCTGTAGTAGCAGCTAACAAAGCAGTTGAATCTGTGGTAGCAGACAACCAAGTAGACAATATTGCTGCAGTTCGTGTAACTAATGGTAAATCCACTGGTGATGCGAATGCGCAATACGGTGTATACGTAAGTAAAAACACTGTACGTAATATTGCTAAAGATGCTGTTACATTCAAAGGCGATGACGTTATCAAAGTAACTCGTCAAGTGAATGAAAATGGTGCAGATGTAGTTACTACTACATACAATGGTGGTAATGCAGCTAAAGTAACTCCATTAACTTATAAAGCTAATGGTGGTGCAGCTAATACTACTACTCTTGCTACAGGTCTTGACTTCACTAATGGCAACAACACTACAGCTTCTGTAGCAGCTAATGGTGTAGTTAAATACGATCTTAATAAAGATCTAAAAGGTCTTGACTCTGCTAAATTCAATGGTGGTGTAGTTATCAATAATGATGGTATCAATGCTGGTAATAAAACAATCACTAATGTAGCAGCTGGTCAAAATGGTACTGATGCAGTTAACGTTAACCAATTAACTAGTGCTATTGATCAAGTTAATAGCAATGCTAGCAAATTAGGTAATACAGTTCGTGCTAACCAACAAGAAGCTCGTAAAGGTATTGCAGGTACTGCGGCATTAGCTGGCTTACATCCATTGGACTTCGATCCAGACCATAAATTAGACATCATGGCTGGCTATGGTCACTTCCACAATGCTAATGCTGGTGCAGTAGGTATTGCTTATCGTCCAAACGAAGACTTGATGTTCACTGCTGGTACTACATTCGGTAGTGACAATGTAATCAATGCTGGTGTTACTTATAAAGTAGGTGCTCGTTCCGAAGTATCCCGCTCCAAAGTAGCAATGGCTAAAGACTTGGCTGAAGCTAAGAAAGAAATCGCTCAACTTCAATCTGACAATGCTAAATTCAAAGCTATCTTGAATGCAGTACTTGGTCTTGATTTACCTCAAGAAGCTAATACAGTATTCCCTGATATCGAAGAAAACCATTGGGCTTATGTAGCAGTTGACGATATGGCTAAACGTGGTCTTTTAGTTGGTTATCCAGATGGCACATTCAAAGGCGACCGTGCTGTAACACGCTATGAATTCGCTGAAGTAATTCATCGTGCAATCGAAAAAGCTAAAGAATTAGGTCAAACAGTTGATAGCCGTTTAGTTGAAGAATTCAAACCTGAATTGATGCGTTATGCTGTTGAAGGTAAAAAACTTGAACGTGTTCATGTAAACAAATCTACAAAAGAAGTTAAACGTGATCAATACGGTACAATCATCACTAAATAATAAATAAATGAATAATGGGTAAAGGTCCTAGCGACCTTTACCCTCATTTATTTTTTTGTAAATATGAGATAAAAATGAAACTCAGCTTCTCTATTATACATTATAATAGGCATCAAGATTTAGATGTCATTATTTTTTTATAAGGAGAATTTTAACATGGAAAAAGTTTTACCATCTGATCTTCTAAATATGGTTCAAGGTATTATTGAGGATAATAAACTATCCTTTGATATTTCTGAATTAAACTTAGAAGTAGATCAAACTGGTTATGTTGTTATTAGTAATAAAGATGCATATCTTATGATTAATAAGACACAACCTAAAGAATTTAAAATTATTGAACGTAATGAAGTTATTTCTGATAAAGAAGTAGCTCCTAGTATAGCTGAGTTTATCTTTGATATCAATAAGGATAAAGCAAGCTATCGTAAAGATGAAAATGTAGTCTTAACGTTCAAAGTTAAAAATACAGAAGAAGATTCTCCTATGGTAGTTAAAGTAGACTTATTCAAAGTTAATACTTTAGTGGCTACTGTATTTGAAGATTCTAAATTGTATTTACGTAAGAATGAATCTAAAGACTATAGTGTAACTATACCAGCTAGATTGCTTGAAAATAACACAGGTTATTTATTGACAATCAAAGTTGATGGTATCACTAGTAAATTTGATTTTATGACAACTGCATTCTCTGTAGAAGATGACTGGACTATCTATCCTAGATATGGCGTAGTAGGCGGTTCTGGGGATGACTATAATTCTATTTTGTTGAAAAACGAAGACCGCTATATGAGTGGTCTTGGGGTCATGACAAATATGAATATTAATAGCTATTTCTTCTACGATGCATATAAATCCCCACAAAATCCATTCCCTATTGATCAAGATCAATTCTCTCAAGATTGGAATACTTGGAGTCATAGTAAAGTAGATGTTAAGATGGTTACTAAGATGACTGACTATATGCACTCTAAAGGATCTGTAGCAATGCTCTACAATATGTGCTTTGCTCGTTCTATTGATGAACCAGAAACTGTATCTGCTATTGAATATGCATATAACCATGATACTTATGGTCTTAACAAGAAAGGTACTCCGTATATTAATTACATTGATGGTAAACCTTTCCAATATTACTATCATCCTATGAGTAAACCTTGGAGAGATCATATCTCTAAAGTTATGATTGAAGCTATGGAAAATGGTGGCTTTGATGGTTGGCAAGGTGATACTATTGGTGATCGTACTATCAATGCATATTATGATGCAGATAGAGATGCTCACTATATGAGTGATTACTATGGTGACTTCATTGCTGATATGAAGAAACGTATGCCAGATAAATATGTAACTATCAATGACGTTAATGGCGAGCATATTGATAAGATGCTTAAATCTAACCAAGATGTTGTATATAATGAAATCTGGTCCTTTGGTCAATCTGCTTTAGTTATCGATGGTCAATATCGTTCTCAAACTGAGTATGGTGATCTTAAAGCTCGTGTAGATGATGTACGTCGTAAGACTGGTAAATCTCTTATCGTTGGTGCTTACATGGAAGGTCCTGATACTGAATGGAAAGATGGTAAACGTGTAGCTAAGAATGGTTCTGGTGAAGATGCTATTAATGGTGAAACTTACAATGCTTCTGCAGTATTATTAACTACAGCTACAATTGCAGCTGCTGGTGGTTATCATATGAGCTCCGCAGTCTTAGCTAATAAAATGAATAATGAAGGCTGGGGTATCGGTGTTCTTGAAAAAGACTATTATCCTACACAAAGTCTTCGTACTGATTTATTGATTGCTCGTAAAGTATCTGACTATAATCAATTTATCACTGCATATGAAACAGTATTGCGTGGTAAAGGATTAGAAGATTCTGATACTTTTGTAGAAGTAACCAATAAATATGGTTTCAAACAAAACTGGGATAAGTATGGTACTAGAGGATTCCAAATCTGGACTTGGACTAAACAAGGTAAAGGATTTAGAACTATCCAAATGATTAACTTATCTGAAGTAGTATCTAACTGGAAGAATGAAGCTGGTTCTAAAGAGAATAAAACTCCTGCATTCCAAAATGATCTATTTGTTAAATATGAAATTGGTACTGATGGAGAGTTAGCTAATAGATTAGCTGATAAAGTATTCTTAACTTCTCCAGATGACTGGTCTAAATCTGCTATGGTTAAATGTCAAGTTAACGTAGAAGAAAAAGACGGTAAATATTATTTGAATATCGAAGTTCCTACATTAGATATTTGGAATATGATTTATATTGCTGAAGACTAATAATATCGGAAGAGGGCATTCAATGTCCTCTTCCATATTTATTTATAATCGTATATTATTACTATGAATCAGGTTTATGTATTTTAAAAGAAAGGAACTGATTAAATGAAAAAAGAAGAACTAAGAAAGTTATACTCTATTCTATATACTGAGGAGTACATGATGAATGTCGATATTAAATTAATGGTTAGTGAATTAACCAATAATGATAGCGAATCATTCAATACTACATTGGTAGATGGTACTATTGTTAGAGTACTACCAAGTGGAATGCTATTCTTAAACAAGGAAACAGATAATGCAGTCCAAATTACATTGGGAGCTACATTACCATCTATAGTTAAAAATTCCACTAAAGAAGATTTAGAGACATTATCCAATCACTTCTATCTATTAGCAGATAAATTAGAGAATGTTGACGATGTATCCAGTATTTCAGCTAGACTTGTATCTAGTCGTTTGAATTATATTATTAAGACGTTATACTAGGAGGTATATCATGAACAACTTATATTATGGTGCATGGGAAGAATTCAGATTTATTACTAATGATTTTCTTGATAGTGTAAAAGAAGATATTGAGTATACACTAGATGGTAGATCTGCAGGCGATGTAAAAGTTGAAGTTGTTAAAGACACTAAATTAATTAAGTTTACTATCAATGCAATTAGATTTGAATATAATAGAAGACTTGTAATTGACGATTACTTCATGACTGTTCTTCGAAACAATCCATATCCTTTATATATGATGGTAAACTTATTCCATCAAATGTATAGAGATAATACATTTAATGCTATTGATGAAGATAAACGATCTTATATTGCTAGAATGGCTGAAGGATTCTTATATCTTCGTGGCTGGTTTGATGACCCAGAAATTGAGCAAATTGAAAATGCTGACTGGGAAAGAGAAACTAGAATTCGTAATAGAGAGAATAATGAATTCTGGAAAGAGTACTATGAGGCTAACCCTAACGATATTTAATGGAGGTAATTAAAATGAGAGAACTTATTATTTGTGCATGTTTATTCGGTTGCTTTGGAGTAGTTAATGCAGATGCTCCAGTAGAGCAACCTAAAGAGGTTAAAGTCGTTCATAATGATGATAGTGTAGCTCTACATAAGAAAGTATATAAATTAGAGCAACGTATTGAACGTCTAGAAAAGTTATTAGCAGAAAAGGAAGGTAAATAACATGGCTCTTATTGGTATGGGAAATAATAAACTAATCTGTTTCTTAATTCATTTAGAAAAGACAGATCCAGAAAGATATAATGCTATTAAACGTAAAGCTTATGGATATATTAAAGAGCATGCAGCTGATCTTACATATATGAATGCAACTATATCTGTAAGTGAAGCATTGGGTATTATAGAACTTGTATATGGAATAATCAAGTTTATTATTGATAAACTTAGCAGTAAAGAAAAATCTCGTGACGAAGAGATTGCAGAATTCTTGTCTAAATACACTCGTATGGAGTTATATGAATCTGTACGTAGAATTGATGGTATGACTGCTAATGAGAAAATCGAGCACTTAGCAAAGTATGATGACTAGGGTGAGTATATGAACTTTAATTATATAAAAGAATTCCTTAAAACTGATGGAAGATTCAGTTATATGCATGATATATATAAAAATGAAATGGTTGTAGAGTTATCAAATGGTCAAAAATTTACAATCACACAAGAGAAGTATAAATTATTTAAGGCTACATATATCTTATTTAATAGTATAGCTAGTACTAGAGTTAGTTTCATTATCTTTGATGAAGACTCTTTTAAAAATTCAATTGAAATCATATATAAATTAGCAACTGTATATGATGAACAATCTGAAAAAACTAAAACATATGAAGAAGATAAAATGGCAGAAGTAAATCGTATTCTTTCAGATTATAAATCTATAGCTGATTTTGATTATGAAGAAGTAATTAAGTATCCTAAAGGAGGAAATATGAACTTCAAAAATGCAGGAAAATTAGAAATAGATTTCGTTAACGACTATAAATTAATGAAGTCTATTGAGCGTTCAGTTAATGATAACCTAAAAGTTATCACTGATGCATTCTATAAGTATACTAAAGTAGATATGCCAGCAACAATTATTGCTGATGATAATAACAAAGTATTCTTCTTTGTAGAGCATGAAAATGCTTTAGAGCTCAACTTTGAGTTCTTTACTAAAGGCGATCTATATAGTTACTCTTATACTAATCGTGGTATTAGATTATTAGATGAGTATAATAAACAAGCAGTATTAGCCTTAGCTAATCTTATCGAAAGAACTGTTAAAGTTTGGTTGAATAAATTCTCTTCTAAAGAAGACTTCATTGAGGTATCCGATAGAGTATTATCCTCAGCTGAAAATATTAAAGTTATGATTGGCTTAATGGTTAGAACTATTGATATTTACAACCACTAATACATCTAAGTAATGTGTTGGCAGGAGTAGGGATTTAATCCCTACTCCTTCCTGTTTTTCTTTTTTGTCATAATGGACATTTATAGCTATATATTATTAAGGTGATATGATGATATAGTTTATAGTTAAGCCGCATGGCAAGAAAGGAATCATATCATGACTAAAACTAAATTTTATGAAGTATCTAAAGTAATGGAAATGGTAGAACTTATTTTGAATAAGTTCTACAATGATATGGATGAAAACCATATTATTGATAGCGTTTTCTGCTGTTATGAAGAATATTTCACCATCTACCATCCATTAGAAGGGCACATCAAGTCAAATGATACCTTTGAGGTAATTGAGAATGGTGAGTATATCTTGAAGATGTTAGCCATCACCAATAAGTACAACGATATGGGATGGGGACCATATTTGACAGCATTAGAGTTAGGGATCGAAAAGATCTCTAAGTTAATGTAAGAGAATAAAGAGTAGAGGGTCAACCTCTACTCTTTTATTTTTTTCTTTTTTATTAATAATTAGATTCTACTAGTTTAATGAACCCATTCTCATTAACAGCTAATGGGAAGTTCATATTCAAGTTAGAGTTACGTGCAATACCAGTTTGGAAGTTGATATTCATATCTTCTAACAAGAATGGATCTGGTAAACTCATATTATCAATTTGCTCACCAGTCTTGATATTCATACAACGGAACTCTCTAGATTCTGTTTTTGGATCAAATACCACTACAGTCTTAATATCTGGATTGTGTTCCATAATCATACGATTTTGTTCAGGAGTGAATAATTCATCATTAGTCATCATAGGTTGATAAATATCCATACCACCTTGTTGTTGAACCATCAATGGAATATCACCACTTTCTAATCTAGGTGGGATAAATCCAGTTTCAAGTTGTTGTCTTGGAGTATTAATGATATTTTCATACAAGCCCATGATAGCTGCTTCATCACTACCACTATTTTCAAGTTTAAGTTCTTTAGTACGTTTAAGTTCCATATCATGACATTTAGAGATAACAGAGTTAAGCTCTTTAATAGCAGATAGTTTAGTACTAGATAGAGATGAAATAGTTGCAGAGATATCAGTTAGATATTGATATTTACCACGCATCTTAGATAGACGAATATCATTAAACTCTTGTTTTAATTCTCCTTGAAGACCATCGATTTGACCAATCATAACTTTGATCAAATCATTAGTTTCTTCATACGAATCAATATAAGCCTTATTGGTTACGATCTCTTCAGCATCTCCACCTACATTGATTTCATCATTATCTTTATTTTTTCTTGGTCGACCACGTTTACGTGGTTTGATCAAAGTACTTTCATCTATAGGAGTATTCTCCACTACAATTTTTTTACCTTGACCAGTAGCAAATTTATTAAATACAGAAGAGCCATTAAAGTTTGGTTTAGGACTATTAGTCACTTTAGGTTCTTCTACAGTAATATTACCTTCGGTAATAGCTTCAGTATATTGCATAATATTCCCTCCTTTTATGGGTTTATTTTAAAGTTCTATGCATATATTCTTATATTGCCTAAAAACGTCGAATTATTAAAAATTAAACTCCCAGTTACATTAAAGTAGGTATAAATACGAAGGAGGATTTTAAATATGGCTAACATTTTAAACATATTTAATCAGTTTCCAAAGAACTATGACTTAACGATTTTGCAAACATTCTTTGCAAAACCTTTTAAACAAGAGAACGGTAAATGGACTAAACCATCTTTGAGTTTAGTTGCTAAAGATAATAATACAGGTAAGAAACACGTATGTGAAATTGAAGATCCAGAATATATTTGGTTCTTAGCTAAAGACCCAGATAAGTTAACTCATCATTATGACTTCTTACCAAAAGATGAAGTAGAAGCTATTCAATGTCCTAATAGAGAATTAGAGAAATGTATAGCTCAAGCAACTGGTAATATGAAATTCTTTACAAACAATATTGCCAATGGTGAATATAGAGAGAATGCTAAGCTACATACCTTGAATCAAGTATTCTTCTCTGACCAAAATATTGAAGACCATTATAGATTCTGGTTTAATAGATTATTCAAGAATGAAATCCATTCTGTAAGAAAAGCATATCTGGATATCGAAGTTGATATCTCTGATATTGTAGGTGATTTCCCAGAGCCAGGTGAAGCTCCAGTTAATGTAGTAACCTATATTAATGATGGTGTAATCAATACATATATTCTTAGAGATCCTAAGAATCCATTAGTACAAGAGTTTGAAAACCAAGTAGCTAGTGGAGAGATTGAAAGAGACTTAAGAAAGTTAATTGAGTTTGCTATCGGTGATGAAGCAAGACAACGTAAGTTTAATATCTTTGGATATAGCTTTAACGTGAAGTTCTTTGACCAAGAGATACAATTACTAGGTTCTTTATTTAGACAAATCAATACAGAAGAGCCTGACTTCTTAATGGCTTGGAATATGGCGTTCGATATTCCATATTTGATTCAACGTATTCGTAATCTTGGATATCGTCCAGAAAGTATCATGTGTCATCCAGACTTTAAGTTAAATCCTAAAGCTGAATACTTCATTGATACTCGAATGGAAAACAACTATGCTGAACGTGGTGATTATGCATATATCTCAGCATACACAGTGTACTTAGATCAAATGATTCAATTTGCATCTCGTCGTAAAGGTCAGTCTGCATTTGCATCATTTAAGTTGAATGATATTGGTGCTCAAATCTGTGGTGTACAAAAGTTGAATTATCATCATATTACTACAGACTTGGCTAAGTTACCATTCTTAGACTTTAAGACATTTGTATTCTACAATATTGTCGACGTATTAGTCCAAGTATGTATTGAAGAATCTACAGATGATATTGGATATATCTATAACTCTAGTGTATTAAATAATACTCGATTCTCTAAAGTACATAGACAAACAATCTATCTACGTAATAAACAAATCGATTTCTATTTCAATCTAGGATTAGTTGTAGGTAATAATATCAATAAGACTAGAGAGAAACCATCTGAGAAGTTTGATGGTGCTTTCGTAGCTGACCCAAACTTGGTTAATGATTCAGTTAAGTTAAAGATCAATGGCATTCCAGTTTTCTTATGTGATAACTTAGTTGACTTTGACTTTAGTTCACTATATCCAAGTATCAATCGTGAATTCAATTTAAGTTCTCCATCTGAGATTGGTAAGATTGAATTCGGTGATGATAAAGATGCAAGTTCTGCAATCATTGAAGATATTGTAACTCAAGACCATTTAACTATCGGACATAGATGGTTTGGATTACCTAACTATAGTGAGTTAGTTGATCAAGTATCTACGTTATTTGCATCTGGTAGACTATCTACAGAGAATGAATTCAAAGTATATAATAAAGGCGAGTTAGTTAAACCAATAGCAGTTGAATATAATGAATGCGTACCAGCTTTAACTAGATTTGGTAGCATGAATATGAATGCAATCTATGGTGAACGACAAATGCCAGGAGGATTATAATGGTTATACATTTCCCATTAAGCCAATCTGATATCGAAAGCTTACTTTCTATAAGTAAGCTTTTGAAATGTGATAAGATTCTATATGATAGAAATTATATTAATCCAATCATTGGTGTAGGACCAGAGAAATCATATTTCCAGACTACAAGTTTTATGGTTGATCTAAGTCCTCATATTAATAACCTATTAGTTAATATCTCTGACTTAAAGAATCTTGATAAGATTACTCAACTAGAGCCATCTAAAGAGAATCCTGAGATAGCTATTCATAAGCCAATTGTATCTGTATTCAATTGGGATGTTGAGTATGTTAAAGCTTGTATGAATAGTCTAAGAGAATATCAAATAGATGATAATATCATTGCTAGAACTGATGAGTTCCATAATACAGATTGCTATAATGAACTTATGGCTGGTAGTGCATCTACTGGAGCATTTAGAATCAATGTAGGTGATTATATGATTGATATCCCTAAATCAGCTATACCAACATTGAAGTCTGATCATGTAGTAGCTACAGTATATAATGCTCCTAATAAGAACTTTAACATTCTTAGATTTAAAATAACTAAACGTAATGGTATCATTGTTAATCAGTCAATGTTATTCTTACCTTACTAGGGAGTTTGGCTATAGAGAATCAATCTCTATAGCCAGATTCGTTTATTTAGCATACGGAAAACATTTAAATAATCAAAGGAGGAACGATAATGGCTGAAGATAAAAACGTAAAAAAGCAAGATGGGTTACTTAGTAGTATCCGTAAAGGTCTTGCTAATCTATACGGTCGTACATATTATACACCACCAGACAGCGATAGCGAACTAAATCATCTTACTGATAGAATCAATGATTCTATGGGTAAGATTATTAATGATATTAACTACTCTACAGGTCTATCTTCTATTAGCACTCTATACGCTAAGTCTATGGAATATCAGAATGATCCAAAAATTGTAGATGGTTTTGATAATCTATTCAAAGACTTAAATAATGATGGTAGTACTTATAATGCTTTCTTTAATAATCGTAGCTTACGGTTATTTGACGCAGAGATTGACATGATCTGTAAATATATGCCTATGCTTGAAGATGCATTAGGTGTACTATGTGATAATGTAATCTCATCTGATCACTTCTCTAAAGACTTTATCTTCATCTCTGATGAGAATGTCTCTGTAGAAAGTGATAAAGAAGTATTCTATAATAATATTAAGATACTTAAAGATAAGTATGACTTGCTTATCAAGTTCCAAGATATTATTTATAATACTTCCAAGTATGGTGAACGATTCTATTATATTGTACCATATGAAAGAGCTATTAAAAAGCTATTAGATAACCCAGAAAATAAGTTCATAACTACACAAAAAGAGTCTATGAGTCTAACTGAATCTGGTATTCTTAAAATCTCCCCTACATTAAAAGAAAGTGGAGATGTATTTGTTAGAAATATTAATAAAAAAGAACAATCTTTAGATGTTGAATTCTCATTCAATATGAGTAATGCTTTATCTAAAGAGATTGTAGCTCATGAGACTGCAGCTAATAGACTTAGACATATTAGAGAGTCTGCATTAAACTTCAATGAAGCTACAACAAGTACAGTATCTCTAGTGGCTAATGATAAATTAGATGCTAGTCCATTCTATGATGATACTACAAGTAATGGTTTAATTGTAGCTAGTCAAGATAGAATTAATACTAAAGATGACTGGGGTCTAAATGGATGTATCTTTAAAGAACTTAATCGTTATAAAGTTATTCCAGTTAGAATTGAAGATCTTATTCTAGGATATGCTTATCTTGAAAATGATAGTGTATTTGGGTTAGAAGATGACTTCCCAGTTAGTGATACAACTACACCAGTAAATGCTTTAGGTATTAATGTAGCAACAGACTTAGAAGCTACAAAGAACTCTGCTGTTATCTCTGATAGCATTGTTAAGACTGTAGCTAGTAAACTATCTGCGGCTATTGATACTAAGTTTATTAAACTTAATAAAGATCTATCTAAAGAGATCTATATGGTATTAAAACACGATCTCCAAGCAGGTAAGAAGAATAAATATAATGTAACTTTCTTACCACCTGATGATGTAGTTCATTGCTATTATAAATTAGATCCTGATACATATCGTGGTATCTCTGACTTATATAAGTCTATGATACCAGCTAAGTTATTCATTGGTTTATATATTACCAATACTATTGGTGCAATGACTCGTGCACAAGATCGTCGTGTATATTATGTAAAACAATCTGGTATTGATACAAATATCTCTAAGATTCTATTAACTACTATTGATCAATTGAAACGTCAAAACTTCAATATGCGTCAATTAGAATCTATGAAGAATGTATTAAACATACTAGGTCGATTCAATGACTTTGTTATTCCAACTGATAATAGTGGTAATGCACCAGTACAGTTTGAAGTTATGCAAGGTCAACAAATTGATCCACAAACTGACTTGATGGAAAAACTCCAATCAATGGCAGTCAATAGTACTGATGTACCATTTGAAATAGTACAAGCTAGACAATCTATGGACTATGCTATCCAAGCATCCATGTCCAATAGTAGATTCTTAAAGAAAATCTATAATAGACAAACAGTTGCTAATAGATTCTTATCATCTATTATGACTAAACTCTATAGAGGAGAGTTTAATAATCCAACAGCGGTTATTAAAGTTAACTTACCAACTCCGATGTTCTTGAATCTAACTAATACTAACCAAATCATTCAAAATGCTAATGATGTAGCACAAGCTGCAATGGAAGCATTCTCTGATGACTTAGATGATAACGCTAAACAAATCTTCTTCAATAACTTAAAAGGTAAAATGCTTGAAAGTTATATTGATATGGAAATGATTATGCGTGTTAAAGAAGCAACTAAGATTGAATATGCTGCTAATACACAACAAGATCAAGGTGACGGTGGTTACTAATACAACAAAATACGGTCATAGGCTATTAAAGCCTATGACCATAAGTTGTTTATTTTTATTTGGATAAGGTGAAAACTATCTTTGCCCACAGCAGCAAAGAAAGAATGACTACGCATGAGGAAGTCCGTTCATGTGATTTTAGCAGATTGCAATTTGAGAAGAGAGGTCTTCCATCCATCCCCTGATGGAAGAATTTTGATCTATTTGTCCAAAATCGGAGTTCCCATGTATATATTATTAAACGTTAATCAAGCGTAGGATTTTGATTTGTATGATGAGTTTTGTTCACGAAGCATGTATAGAAATTTTTATTAGTAGGTATTATATAGGAGTTTTTGTGTCTAATTATCTTCATTAAATCCTCATACGCAGTCAATATATTGTTATATAAATAAAAAGAATAAATGGACTAGGAGATTAACTCCTAGTCCACTGTTGTTTATTCTATTATTAAAATCTATTAACCAGTATAAGAAACGCCTTTACCAGTGTTACCTTCACCATTAGGAGTAAGGATATTACTATATGGTTTCATATGAGTTACACCAGAGTAAGTCATTTCAGATTCATCCCAAATTGTACCTTTACGTACCCAATCAAGTAAGCTTTGAGCTTTTTGGTTGATGATAGTATTAGTAATAGGGAAACCAGAGAATTCAACAGACAATTCTTTGAAGCCAATATCACCACGTTCGATATTGTAGATATTCAAGTCAGCGTTAGTTGGTTGAGCAGCTACGATATAGAATGCTTTTTCAACGTTCATCAAAGTATTATCAGTTACAATATATAAGAAGCTAAATACTTCTTGATCAAAACCAGGTTCTTTGATAGTACCATCTTCAATAAGACCATGATAATGTTTAACTTGAGTTGTAGGGTCTTTAACACCACGTAAGAACAACTCATGAACTTTAGTCATGATAGAACCAGATTTTTCAAAATAACGCATAGTAAAAGTAGAGCCAGATTGGCTATTAACTTTATTGATTACGTTAATGGATTTAACACCATTTGTCAATTCTGCAGTATCGGAAGTCATGTTATCAATGCCATCTAAGCCACGGAATTCATATTCCAATACATGCACATATGTATCAATAAGTTTTTGGTATTTATCACTTTTAGCTGCCAAAGCTTTCAAGAAGTTTGGAATAGTTAAAACGATAAGCATACCATAACCAGATTCAAATTGGTTAAATTGATGTAAGTTAGCCCAGTCAGTTACACCACGGAACAAGGCATATTGTGTCAAATCACGAATTTCTTTAGTGCCGTCGAAGATAAAGTTAACAGCACCAGCAGTACGTCCAGCCATATTATTTATCCCCCTTAAGCATTAGCACTAACAGTAGTTGCAATTGGAATAGCAACGATACGGAAGATTTCAGCTTGTGCGAAATCTTTGAAAGATACTTGGATAACTGCATAAACAATTTTGTTTGCTGCATATGCAGAATCAGATTTGAAGTCAATAGAGATGGAAGCGAATTTATTAGCATTGTTGTTAATAACTGCTTGTACGTCTTGTTTATAGTCTTCAAAGTCAGTACCAGTAATGAATTTATAACGGGACTTAGGACATGCAATACGAATTTGTTTAATCAACTCTTGGATAGACAATACGTTATTAGCATAGCTTAATTGTGTAAAGATATCTTGAGAAGTATATTCGGATGCAAGAGAGAAGATACCGTTATAGTACTTACCAAAGTTAATACGAAGATCATCCATTTCAGCAACTTGGTCACCTGCAGGAGTAATCTTAGGAACGTAAGATAAAGTACCTTCGATGATTTCTGGAACAGTCCAACCATTGCTTTGACCAGCACATACTAAGGAACGACCATTAGAGAAGTGCATACAAATCAAACGAGCAATAGCATAACCCATAGTAACTGTAATTTGTTTACGAGTATATGGATCAAAGATATCGAAGTATTGACAATAAGTCGCAACGTAACGATTATTACCACCAGTATTCAAAGTCTTAGCATTCTTGATTGCAAGAAGATTGCTAAGACCTTTAGTACCCATATCACGGAAATAGAATACGTCTTGACGGAAAGAACAAAGTGTTTCAATAGCACGTTTTACAATATGAGGATAGTTAGCATCGACAACAATATCAATTGGGTTGTTATCAATATCATAGATATCATCATTGAAAGCACCATTGTATACTTTAGCCATTTCTGTAGCATATACAGATGTAGCATCAGTTACACCTTTATAGTTAGAGATAGGAGATGTACCGAAAGTATCACCATTATAACCACCAGTCAATGGATGACCAGCAAAGCTATCAAGTTTAACTGTCGCTACACCATCATTAGTGGATTCTAGTACTTCAAAAGTTTTGAATACATCACCTTTCCAAGTACGAGCACCAATGATATCAGATTCACGTAAACGAGTTTCAGAGATACCAGCAATAGCTGCTACTTTAGCATAGAATAATTGCATTTGGTCTTCATAACCATAGCATTTAACTTGCTTAGAAGTACGTTTAACAACGGAATCAAAGAATAGATTGTATCCAGCTTCAACTTCAGAAGGATTTAAAGAGAATACAATAGATTCTAATGTATTACTGTTTTCATCGATATCCAATACGTAACGTGCAGATTGTGCAGAACGAGACAAAGTGGAATCAAAGGAAATAGTAATATTCTTTTGAGATACACCACGACCATTATCCATAATCAAGAACAATGGGAATTTGTTATCTTTTTTGTTTTTGTATTTATCATAGAATGCTTTTGCAGTAGCAACGTAGTCATTACCATGAACATTTTCTTCAGCAGCCAAAGTTTCTACAGAGTAGTTAACTTGACATACTTTATACATAGCAGCAATGCCATCTACACCAGCTTCTTCTTTAGTGTATGTAGGGCGTTGTGCTGGATCGGAAATAGATGCTACATCAGTAGCTTTCCAATATAAATCAACTGTTACATAAGAGCCATCAGCTTTAGTAATAGGAGATCCAGTCAATGGATCAATTTTAATTCGAGCTTCTTGACGAGAAATTTCTTTCACATGAGCAACTACACCTAGCATAGCTAAACGAGAAGTTGGGTCAACAACACGTTTTGCATAAACAATACCGCCGTTGTTGATTACGTTAGCAGCTTGGAGTAATGGTTGACCATGACGAGCAAACGAGATTTCACCATATTGATCGAAGAAATCATCGCCTTGCCATTTAGTATATTCTTCAGTCCCTTTATCAGATGTAAAACCAGCAAATACAATTGGTCTTGTAGTAGAGTCGGCTACATTCAGAGAGGGAATATAACTTTGGTCTTCAAGAATGATTTTTGTACCAATCATAATCTTTTATTTCCTCCTTAATAGA